CCTTCAAACCCGCTACGTTCTTGTATATCCAGTCACCGTAGGCCTCAGTGATGTTACTGGCTATAAGCTTTTCTTTTTTAATCCCATCGTAAATCGGGAATTGTGCAAAATTTATTTTCATACTTTATATTTAAATTATCCGCAATAAAACATAACCCAATAATTACCCATACACTTAAGGAAGCCGGATGCAAAATCCAAATCAATATAAGACACCTCCTGTCCTCCGGGAGCAGGCAGGATCCGTCCTCCTGTCAATCTTACTCCGCCGCTCATACGTTTGAAGTATATGGTATGTCCCGGAACATCCGGAGGAAGTGTCACTTCTATATTACCCGTATTAATAAACATCACATTGTCATCATTGTTATTCAGGGAAGTGCTGACGGATATGTTCCTCCAGTTGCCAACTATGCCACGAAGAGAAACATAGCTGTCATTGTTCGGATGAAGGAAAATGTTACCTCCCTCCACGAATAGAGGAATGCTCGGAGTCTTGATGTGCATCCCGATCATGGCATTTGGACTCTGTATGTCAATTCCAGCATCATACTTAATCCCTTCAATGGTGACAAACTGCGTGTTTCCCCCGATTCTTACGTTTGCAAATGTCCTTTCGTTATAAAACTCAATTTGTCCGGCAGACAGGTTGAAACCGACGTATTTATTTGTTTCATTTTCATAAAGGATCTTTGAGGACAATACTCCCGAAGCGATGGAGAACGGACCGATACGTCCGCTATCCGCCGTAATCACGCCGGTGATATCTGCATTCTTACATTTGAAATACCCGGTTACGCCATTGATAAGAAGAGTTTCACCTTCATCGTTGTGGGATTTAAGCACATTGTTTTTAAACATGAATCCGGCCACATTAGCACCATCGGCAAACAAGGTATCAGTAGCGATATTCACAAACTTCTGCATGGCTTCCCAGTTGGAATCTCCGTTGGCTGATGTGGGTGCAGCGGTAACGGAAGCACCGTAATTCTTTACAAGGAAATTATAATAAACTCCCCCTATCAGATATATGACCTTATCCCGGTAATCCGCATTCCAGACATAAGTCTGTCCTGATGCGAATACACCTCTGTCACGGGGAAACGCCCCTGTTGCTCCGGTTGCTCCTATGGCACCATCATTTGCAACACCCACCCCTTTTTCAGCGACAAAATTATTATTCCATGCGTTCGCATCGGAAACTGATTTATAAGCCCGGACGGCAAACTGGGTGTATCCGGCTGTCGCAGGTACGGATATCTGGCTGTTCAGTGTCGCACCTACATGAGCCAGCCAGCTTCCGTTGTATTTGCGTGCAGCCAGATAAAGCGTGCTGCACGTGCTTACATTGCCTGCCACATTCTGTTTGCAAGTGACAAGGAATCCAGACGGGGATGGCGTGCCTGTTGAAGTGAAGTTGATCACGCTGACAGGACTGTCCAGCCAGTAGGATGCCGACGGTCCGACGGGAGCAACCATCTCCTGCCAGTCCGCATGTACCGTCCGGTTCGCAGATCTGCCGGCGAGGATGTATCCGCCGTCTCTTTTCCTGCGGAGTCTGCCGTTTCTGAACTTGGCGATTTTAATCGGAGGGTTGGAGGTTTCAACCTTGCTTAAGTAAGATCCTCCGGCAAACGATACTGTACTGTTCTTGGCATACGGAGTATTGGCGGATTCCCAATGACCGGCTGCTGTGATGCTCTCACCATCCTTTCCGTCACTGCCGTCCACAACCATCGGAACAGTCTCGACATCAACCGCCTGACCGTTCACGTAGAACACGAACTTCAAGCTACTGGTAAAATTACCGGAAGCCACCCCGACACCATCACCGATGGGAACCTCGGCCGCACCGTCACGACTGTACTTCAACTCCCCGTCCGTTGTGGCCGTAGTGACCGCACCGACTGTCTTCATACGCCGGCAGGATACCGAAGCTACACTGTAACCGCCGTTCTTGTTCTTGCTGACCATCGTGGCCGAAGTGACAAGGCTATAAATTACCGCATCGGAACCGTCCGCCCCGCCACGGACACCGGTTATCTTGAAAGTCAGTTCACGGGTATAGAGCTGCCCGTTCTTCATTGCAGCCAGTGTGATGGTGACCGTATTCTGTTCCGGAACCGACTTTCCGGCAGCGACGGATATCGCCACCGCTCCGGTGGCCTTGCTTGTGCTTGCCGTGAAACCGGCAGGCGTGCTGACTGTTAAAGATTCAAGGGTGAGTTTCTCGGTACCGTACCACATGGACACATGGGTAGTCCATGACTGTGCGGAAGTAGTAACGCCGGTACTGGTAAGAGCGACGCTCACCATCTCATTGTCAAGGTCGGCCATGACATTCGACTCCCCGTCCTTACTCCAACGGTGCACAGGGGCCGGAGTGCTCCATTCACTCCATACTCCATCACGCTTCACACGTTTGCACGCCCATTCCACCTGATGGTCGGCATCCACGCCAAGAAAATCATCTGTCCAGCCTTCCGGTATATAATCATCCTGCTGCTTCGAATCCGGCTTGTCAGGGGTAAGGCCGATGATGTTGGTACGGGTGTAGATCCACTCGTAACCTTTGCCGTCCTTACCGTCAGTTCCGTCTTTGACCATGACCATCCACAAACCATTCCGGTATATGTAAGTACAATGGTCAGCCGTATTTCGGTAGCTGTCACCCTCCTTGGGATTGGACGGATGGGATGCGAACTCACCCAAGAAGGTGATACTCTCACCTTTAAGTTCACGACCGTCCAGCAGCATCTCCCAGTCTTCATGCACGGTCCAGTCGGCTGACTTCCCGGCAAGGATATAACCGCCATCCTTTTTCTTTCGATAATTGCCGTTCCTGAACCTTGCAATTTTAATCGGAGGATTGGATGTTTTCACCTTGGAGATAAAAACACAGCCCGCCAAAGTGACCATGGTATTGACCTCGTATGGGGTCTTAGAGGATTCCCAATGACCGCCACCTATTACAGACAGGCCCGGATCACCCTTGTCACCTTTGGCGGCTGATACAAGCCAGTCCGGATTGTTTTCGGATGGCTCGGAAGTAGTGCCCTTGTCATTGACGCACAACCATGTGGAACCGTTATGGGGCACACGGGAATAATACGCATACTTCCTGCCCGGCTCCCAGCTAGGGAAGTCGATAGGAACGCGGACTGTGCTACCGGTAATTTCATCAATTTGAAAAATCAATCCCGTCATGATGATATCCTGCAATACTGCCGAGAACCTGTCGCAGTTGATCCCGTTGATGGTCATACCCTTCTTCTTGCCGAACCAGCTCTTCATCTGTGCCGGCTCCGGGTCCCAGGTGTTGGCATTGTCAACAAGGGTGATGCAGCAGTTACCGTCACGCACGTCTATGATGATATAAGTCTGACGCTCCTTGTCGGTGAAGTTCCCCGTCTGTCCGAGACGCATCTCGTTATGGGGAACGAACTCATATCCGGGACGCGGAACCATCACGAATGTCTTCTCGTCGTAATCTGCGGAAGTGATACGGTACTGTATTTTCCGGAAACCAATAAAGTCACCGGTAGTGACGCTTTTGTCATGCCAGAAGCCTAGGAGGATATCGTCCGGCTTCTGTCCCAGCGGTACACCATCCTCCAGATCAGGGATGACAGTATAGCTGCCGTCACTATTGGCGACAAAGCTTTTTATCTTCAGCCCTCCGCCGGGACTTATTGTATTATATCCTTCAAAATAGGTCTGACGGTTGAAACGAAGTTCTGGTACACTCAGAGAGCTGCGCAGGACCAAAGCCTCCAGCTCGGCACGGGCGTCCTCACCGATGTAACCTCCAGAAACGCCGGTAACGAAATCACCGAACTTGGCATATTTCTTAATGACAGTTCCGCCCAATAATGATAAAAGAAAATTTGTAGAATCCTCCTTGTCTTTGCGCAAAAAATATTTAGCCAATTCACTTACATTTGCACCTCCCGATATGGCAGCAACCCTGTCTTTATTGGTTCTTATGTAAATAGAAGGATTATTATCATCATTATGTATGTATATCTCACCCTCATTCAACCCTTCCAATCGCTTTTCAAATGATGGGGATATTTTCGGTATAATCGGATTCCCTTCTGCATCCGTTTCCGAACCGTACCACAATATCTTTATAGGATGATTTCTAGCCATGATTACACATAATTTTCATTAACAAAAGCAGCTTGCGCCTTCTTATATTTCAACACATCGTCCTCTTCTGGATTAGTTAGTAAAAACGCGATTCCAGAAGAAGAAGTTGCGATCTCAGTTTTGCCTCCGATCCCAGCAATATCGTTTTCTCTAGGGCGTAAAGTCACTTTATATATAAACATCTGTTTCTTACCTATTGTATCAATCTTTTCCGGGACAGAATCCCCTTCCCGTACAAACAAATTACCGTTTATGCTGACGTGAGAAAGGCAAAGTACCTTATTTATAAACTCCGCTATATAATACGGAACGCCACAACTTGTCCCGAAAACAAAATCAAATGTTTTATAAGGGAGAGAATACATTTCTATTATCTCCTGCTTCTGATTCACAAACTGTTCGTTTTCAACTTTCAACTCCACCCCATCCGGCTTGAATCCTCCTATTATTCTGAACTGGAACATCTGCCGGACCTCATCAATCCAGAATATATTATCAAACGCAGAATTATTATCTTTATGGGAATATTCAATCAGAATAGAATCACCTATATTCTCACACACGCAGAACTCCTCACATTCTTTATCGCCTATAGTTACTGTATATATCCCTTCCGAAGGAGATAATGAGGCATAATACATCTTAATGCTTTCATTTACATCATAAGTGAGCAGTGTTATCTTGGAGGAAATATTGCCGATCTTATCATTCAAATAAGCTAAAGGTTTTTCGCCGTTATCACAAAATATTTGCAGCAAGATGTTGTCTGACACAGAAAATACTTGTCTGAAACATCCAGCATTTGAATATTTATATTTCAGCGGTTTAAAGAATAACGGACAAACATCTCCGATTGATATCATAGTCTTTTCGTAAGTTTCTAGTAACTTGTGACTTCACAAGCTTTCATTGCAAATATAACAATTAAAATTTGAATCTTTATAACGAATTTAAATTTTTCACGATCAAAGTTACCTTTGAACTTTGTGATTTTGTAAAATTGTAATCAGCCTGCTGATAATATCCCTGTACAACTTTGCCTTGGTATTCCAGTTCAACAATTCCTGTAAGATCTTCCGGGAGTTCCACATCCGAAGTCTCAAATTCCACCTCCGCCACAGTAAACATCCTTTTTGAAAGAATTATATCCCTACTTTCCCCCATTCCATCAATACCCACATCACTATTACCATCTGATGACGCAAAAGTAAGCATCTCAACAGATGAGCCGATGTATGCTTCATTGGCCAAAACCATAGAAGAAGGGGAAAACATGGCATTGAACATTGTGTCAGGGCTGAGAACGCCACCCATAAGATAATCCCTGTTCAATATATACTTAAGTCCAGACGAATCAGATTTTACCCCTACCATAAATAAATCAGTGTCACTTTCGTTGTCTGTAGTATCTTCACCTATCTTGTCAGCAAGGAACTCTATGCCGTATGCGTCCGCACGGTATGGAGATATCATTTCAAGGCTATTGTCCGTCATGGTCACGCCTGTGGTATATTCATTCGTAAAACGGAACTCATCCTTTCCATTAGCCGTGTCGTAATCCTGTTTGTCAAAGCCTATCCGTATCCGAGAATACACCAATGCAGAATTAACCTTCATCTCATAATCAGATAAATCATCTATCCTTTTGACAACATCATCCGAGAAGTATTTGCTTCTATGCCGGAAAGTTACTGTATTCCCGGATATGTCGTAAGCATAACCAAACACATAACTCATCCAGTTTGCAAATTTGGTGAAGGATGTATATATTTTGGCTCCAGGAATCTTACGGGCTGATTCAGCCGCCAAGAGCATACAATTATCAAGCCTTCTATCTCCTGTCCCCTCAATCACTCCAGTCAAACCATCTTTCTCTCCATTAATACTTTTAAGCAGTCTGTTCAGCAATGTATCGGGCTTTATAACATCCATCTCAACAGGGTTTATTCGATTTTTCCATGATGCTTTAAAATAACTTGATGTTGAGACTTTGTATGGCAAATCCGGCAATACAGGTACAATCTCTTCTTTCTCATTGACATACATAGCTCTCACTATTATTTTATCATTATGCAAAAGACTTATATTGTACGATTCCGAAACCTTCTTTTCCACTGGCGTTTCTGATTCTGTCGTAAGTTCAAAACTTCCTATCACCGTTTCCGTAGTCACCGCTTCCCCATTACTATCAATATCATTACTTATCTTCATAATCTGGAGCCTCACACCTCTTACATCATATCCCAAAGCACCAGACTGATATTTCCTAAACACAAACATATCAATATTAAACTCTATATTTATCCTAATTGATTTCAGAGCCTTTATCGAATATACATCATCACCACCTACTGTTTGATCATTAAATTCAAGAGACCCCTTTATTAAGGAATCACTGGCAGTTATATATATTGGCATTGGTGACATTTTCTTGCTGAAATAAACATTAATAAGAGTGTCATCGTCTTCCAATGTATCACCTGTAGGAATCCATTTTGCTGATTCAGAAAGTTCAAGTCCGTCATAAACAAGAGGAATGGGGCTTTTCACCTCTTCGACCGAATATTCATATTGAGTTCCTTTTTTTGACTTTATCATGGACGCCACGCTATCATCCACGGCATTTATCTGTAAGATACGACCATTATCCTGCAATGTAGAGAAATTGAGAGCGCAACTAAACCGTTCATTATACAACCAACTGTTATTTCTTGTACTTATTATTATTGAGGCAGAAGCATTCAAATAATCTTCATCATATTGTTTTAACAGCAATTTTCTAGCATCCCCAGCAAAAGAAAATTTGTTGGAAAATGTACGGATAACACCGTCATAGTCATTTCTCTTGAAACTAGCCTTCACCTCGTCCCAATTCTCAAGATCATCAGTAACCCTGTACTTCAGACCATTTATAAGTAACTCACATCGATAATACATAATTATTTCTTTTTACGATTCAACCCATCGATTTCGTCACATGTCTGCCTTACAAGACAGGCATAAGATCCGGCGGTCCATTCTTTCGGATTGATATACATCTTATTATACTTCCCAATAGCGACAACTTCATTTATAAATCCACGTTTTGTAGGCTTCTCCTTCAGTTCCTCATTCTTTTCCTTACTTATCTTATCCAAATCATATTGTGCACGGGAATTTAATGCGGATATTCTAGCATTCATAGCTATTACATCACCTTTTTTACACGAATAACCTATCTTCATCAGAATATCACGCACCTCATCATACATTTTCAACTTCATCATGTTCTCACATGCCTTCATGCACTCCACGGTCATTGCAAGATTCATACGCTCATTACAATTCAATATCTCAGAGAACAACTGTTTGCTCCCGACAATTTCTATATAGTCATTGATAATTTTTGCCGATGCAGCCCCTTTGTCCTCATCGTCAAATTCAATAGTATTGCTATCATTGGTATAAATCTCTATAAAAACGGACAAGGGAAGTTCATATATGTCACTTGTATACCTCATAATCAGATACTTTTTGAAAATTGATGATAATTGTTTTCTCTTATCGCCTTGGCTAATTTTGCAAATCCTATCTGCTGTGATTTCTCCAGATGCCCTATCTTTTTCTCCAGTTCGCTATAATCATTAACTATTGATACAGGAGGAAGATCGTTTTCGCTTCTATATGCCATAAGACCATCAAAATCATTTGCATGAGCCTTTATCCTGTCCATATCCACTGCATAAGGTATAACCTTCGCACCTTTAGGGATGTCAACCAAAGTAGGGACAGACGGAGTAATATACGCTCCTTTTTCAGTAACGATTGTTTCAGGAACACCACCATCACCCACTACAGCCAATCCGCCTTTATGCGAATCAGTACCCTTGGCATACTTCGGAATAGGAGTCGCTATAATAGTAGCAAGCTGTATCGCTCCCATAGCACCTAGAGCAGCTATCATAGGTATTGCAGCAGGGAAGCCCAATTGTTTTATCGTCTGCAAAATACCACCTGCTATCTGTATAGCCGCCTCAGCTATACTGGTAGCTTTCTCAAACTTTGCCTGTTTTGTTCTTAATGCAGCTTTTTTCTTCTCCAATTCGGCATTCTTTTGTGCCGTTTTATCTTCCGCCGCACGTTTACGCGCTTCGGCTTCTTCAGTTGTTATAGCACCTCTTTCTTCTAAAACCTCTATACGGGAAATTTCCTCTTCACCAGCTTTCTCATTCGCTTCCTGTTCAGCCTCAATAGCTTCAATCTGGCGATCATAAATGGATGATATCATTTCACCAATTCCACTAACCATAGAAGCCCACATCTCGGTAGTTCTTTCCATCTTCTCACCGTCTGTAAGTTCTTCCCAAACACCCGATATCTTATCAGACATAATACTGAATCCCTTATCCATCCCATCAAATATACCGGCAAACGGGCTATCGATATCCGATGCAAGATCTTTCAATGCAGAAGAATAACCTTTCAACACTTCAAAATTCCTTCGTGTGATATCCTGTTGCTCTTCCGCTTTTTTCAACTGATCATCCGCATTTATAGAACCTATCTCTGCTTCCATAGCCTTTATGGATTCTCTCAGCATTTCAATTTGTTGCTTGCTTACCACGCCCGATGCTTCCGCTATCTCAATCATTTTTTCAGCAGCATCTATCTGTATCTGTAATTGCTCGTTTGCGGCTTTCCGCTCCAGTTCACGCATGGCTTCATCGTATTCTTTTCGCGATAGCAGCCCTTTTGAGTAATTTTCTGTTATAATGTTTTCAAGTTCCTTATATCCAGTACTTGTAGCTGCTATACGGAGAGATGATTGTTCCTCTTCCAGTCTGAGCATCTCATCAGTATACTTTTTCTTTTCCTCGATCCTTTTTTTCTCAGCCTCTGCCAACTTCTTAGCATATTCCTCATTCTCTTTCGCTATCTTCTGCATTCTCTCTTGGCCCAACATTTCCCGAAGTTTGTTCTCTTCCTCAGAATATCCCTTTACAGCTGCTATCTGGTCTTTATATTCTTTCTCTATGGCAGCAAGATTACGTTCATGCTCATCTTTAATGAGAGAAACGGACAAGTCAGCCATTTTATTCCTAAGATTCCCCATGTATTGCGCTAAATCATCCGATGCTTTATCGGCAGAATGAGGATTAAATGTAACATCTCCAATGTTAATAGAATTTGCCAGCCTATTATTTTCCAAGTCTATTGCAGATGCTTCTTTTCTCAATTTAGATAAATCTGCATCTATCTTATCTACTTTAGCTTTTGCTGAATTATATTGTGATTCGGCTATTTGATTAGATGTTCTTAAAGATGTTGCTAATGCTTTTGTTCCAGATGTTCCTAATTGATTTATTTTTGTTTGCGCTAATAGCCTAGCATTATCACGTTTTTTTTCTACCAATTCTAATTTAGTTTGCGCCTTCTCTTGTTCTATATACTTATCCTCAATTTGGGCTTCTAGTTCAAGTTGTTTTTTTGCATTCTCTATTATTTTATCCTGCACAGCTCTCGCCTTGGCAGCAGAAACAATTGCCGATGCAAGCCTTTGATAACTATCAGCCGCTTTACCTGCAAGAATGTTTTCATCACTTATGTTTTTAAAATATGAAGGATATTGCTTTTTCAGTTCCTCAACGGCTTTTTTCCGTTCTCCCATAGGTTTATTCAAATTGATAGCAGCCCTATATAATATATCCAATTTAACAGCTTCATCTTGGGCATTTTTCACACCTTCTTTTTGAGCTTTATTCAAATCCTCCTGAAGCTGTTTTAGATAATCAATTTCTTTTCTCGCATCAAACAGGCTACCCACCCATTTGGTTATCTCACCTCCATAACTCGATAAAAGAGTTATCCCAACAACTAAAGCCGTCTGCCAACTAAGAAGGGAACTCAATACCTGTTTAAATACAGGTGTAGCAGTCTGCCCCGATTTCTTAAGAAGTTCATATTCCACCCTTGCTTTCTTTAACTCATCAATAAATATAGGAAGGTTATTGGATATGGCAAGAAAGAAAGTATTGGCACTAACAGACAAAGCCGGAAGTTCTCTCGCAATCTGTTGTATGGAAACATTAAGGCCATTCCAACCAGAAGCATAATTACCCACATTACGTTGGTAATTGCCCATCTGTGCATCTATATCCTTTAATTGTTGATTCAGCTTGCCGATATTGTTCAAGATATCCATACCTTTTGCTCCCTCGCGTGCAGCTTGTGAAAGGTTATAATATTCCTTTTCCAACTGAAGCATTGAAGCCTTCATCTCGTTATAGCTTCCTGTAGTGGCAATCGCTACCTGTGTATGATTTCTCAATATCGCCAAATATTGTTTATTCTGCTCTGTCAGCGTGCGTAACTGGGATACCGTAGCATCTCTTTTGGACTTGTATTCCTCTTCGCTGATAGCACCTTTCTTATACTCCTTCGATAATTCCCTCAGAGATGTTCTTAAGGCTGAAATTGTTTCTTTGTTATCACTTAACCTACTGTTCAATTCGGAGGCTTGTGTATCAAAAGCCTTTACCGTCTGACGGATTGAATCAAAATCAGCAGCAGTCATGGATATTTTCTTAGATGCTTCTTGAAATGAAACAGAAGCATTTTCCGCATCTTGTGACACGTTTTTCAGATCTTCGGAAGCACCTCTCAAATTTACTTTTACTTCCGTTATTTTGTCTGCTAATGTATTCAATGGCTTGGTAAGAAGCTCTATCTTACGGGAAATATCGGTCAATAACTTTAATTGACTAGCCTGTAATTCAGACAACCTATTTTGAGAAGCATATAATTTGGTAATTGTAGCATTATAACTGTCAACTTTAGACTGGTATTCTCTTAGATTACCCGGCTTAAAATTTATACCATCACTTAATTGTTTTGTGAAATTCGCATATTCGGAAGATGTGGTTTGAATATTAATCCTTATCTCATTTAACTTCTTAACGATGTTAGGATCAATCGCATCAGTAATTTTAAATTCTGCTCCTGCCATGGTCTTTTCGTAAGTTTTGGGTAGTGCATGACTTCATGCACTTTCTAAGAGCAAAGATAGTGATTTTATTGATATTATGAAGGTGAGGAAATAAAAAAGGGAGAAGCAAAAACTTCTCCCCGTGAAAAATAATTTATTTAAATTACCAATCATCATTTTCATTGCCCACAAGACCATTCTTCACAGCTTCTTCTATTTTATCCATAATAACATTGGAATATGCATGAGCCATAATCAATGCTTTAGACGATGTTTTCTTTGCCTTATGCTGATCTTTGGGGCTGAAAGGATAACATGTTTCTATACCCCATTTTTCTGTTTTCTTTGTCGTGTCCGCAGGCTGTCCTGTTGTACCAGCAGAAAAAGCCCCCATCCATCCGCCTCCGATGTTCTGCTCAACCTCATAATATTGAAGCGTATATGTAACACGAATTTTTTTATCTTTAATATCAACTTTTATAACAGGGTGGATGTTAACATTATAAGCTGTCATTCCTCCAATATGTTGAGCGATTCCTCCTACAAATCCTTTAGCAATAATTACTCCCGCATCCTTATCATTCAATTTAATTACTGAGTTCGCATCGTTAAAAGATTCCGCAAACCAATGGTTTAAAGTAATATATAACTGCTCTTTAGTCTGTTCCCCACAATTAATTATCTGCTCATAGGTCAAACTCTGATTCTTATCCAATACCAATGAAGAACCTAAATTTTCAGCCGCATCCACCCACTTATCACCATAATTTTCCTTTGCATATTTTTCTAATTCTTCCGCTCTCATTACTTGAGCACTCAGATTCATACTGAATAATGAAACAATCATTAAAAATAATACTTTTTTCATATAGTTATAATAATTTGGTTATTTTCAGCAAAGTAATATACTTTTAAAATCAAATCAAAACATTACGACATATTTGTTTACAATTTAGAATACTGTCTAAATAAATTACAAACATAGCATTTCAATCTTCATGTTTAAATTTCACCTTCTCACTTCTTTTCCCAGTGCATACAATCAGTTTGAGATGCTTGCCGTATATCCGTTCAAGTCTATTATTTTGTTCTTTCATTTTTTGAAGTATAATTTCAAGTTTATCTATTGTTTTCATAGTCTTTTTATTCGTGTTGCGAATCGCAACTGTTATGGATGTAAAGAGTCTGCCCACCTCGTAAAATAAGGTGGGAAAGACTTGATTAATATGTAAGATTTAAATTAGGCTATTTTCATCAATTTTCCGTCAGAACGTTTGCCACCAAACAGGTAATTGATGTATGCAAGCCCTTTCTGTGTGCATAGCACAACCATCACGACAAAGCCCGGATGATTATCTCTTGGGATAGGCTTTTCTTTCATCTCAAAGTAGCCTGCATCAATATATTTCAGTTTTGGCTCATTCCTGTTAGCAAAGAATACTCCTGCTTCACGAAGCTTCTTGAACAAGGTATTTCGTCCGAATGGTAAGCCGAGTATCTTGGCAGCCTGTCCTATATCACATTTGCCTTCCATCGCAAAGGCTTTGTCGGCAAAGTCAGCTTTGGGCTGGAGCTTCTCTATCTTAGCATCTTTCTGTTCGATTTGCTTTTTCTGTTGCTCCGATTCAATACGCATCCGTTCTTTCTCCTTTTCAGAAGCTACCAAAGCCTCCAATGCTTCAATGTAGGTGCTAGGAGTTTGAAAATTCCCGTTTTGTTTGTCCCTTTCCAATTCTTCCCAACGATCTATAATCTTTTCCCTGAGTTTTGCATCGTATCCGCTGGCAAGGATTAGGCAACCTTTCTTTGTAAGTTCATAACAAGGTCTTTTCTCACCCTTTTTATCGGTGTATTCAACCTCCACAAAATTGTGGGCGTTTACTCCTTGATTAAGTAAGTTTCTGATGTCACGTAAGATAGCATCATGTCGCTTTCCAGTGAGTTCAGCTATTTCAAGTGAACTCATCGTTTCTTTGTATAAAATTAAATCTGTCATAACTTGTAGCATTTAAAAGTTATTTATGAAGGCAATAGGCAAACAAAAAGCGGTTACCATATACGCTGCTACAAGTTGATAGTCTACCCCGAAGAGCACACAATAACTTACGTATAGGCAACCGCCAATATCCTAAAGTATGAGCATAAAAAATACCCATATAAAATATGAGCAACTTAACCGCTTGCTCTGCGAGATAGATAATTCTATCAACTTGTAGCACTACAAAGGTACAACAATTTTTCAAACAAACAAATAATGAAAATATATTTTTCATAATTCGTTCTTTGATTTAGTGATACAATCGGTTAAATGATGAACTTACCAGTCAGGAAACCGTTTATGAAGTAGGCTTGGCCTTTCCCGGTAACTTTGGTTGTTATAGTAGTACGCAACACTCCATCATTGCCGGATCGTGTGCCTTTCTTCAATTCAAACAGACCTTGTTCAACATATTGCTGATTAGGTATATTTCTACGTTCACCAACACTCCCTAAATAATGATTATTGCGAAGCCACTCAAACAGTCTGTTCTGCCCAACATGGAATCCATTTTGAGATATTATCTTAGCCAGTTCACCTATAAGACATGAAGAACGACTTCCTATTACAGCATCAGCAAACAGAACTTTTGGGGCTTGTTCTTCCACCTTCTTTTCTGCTTCAATCCGTTTCTGTTTTTCTTCTTTCAGAGTAGTAGCAAGTTGAATCAGAAAGTCGGGAGATGTAAGAGCCTTTTCTATAGTATCGGACGTCATATACGCACCGTACTTACGAATGGAGGGCAATATTTCATGTGTAACCCATCTTCTATAGGGTTTTACTTTCTTGCTAGAACTAAAAAGAAGAACGTCATAGAAGGCTGATTCTGTTATAAACGTAGCAAATGAATTCCCATTCACGTATAAATCAGGATTTAGGGCGTGTAAATCAAGCAGTTGCAAATCTTCATCGTTTAATCTTGTTTTTACTGATGAAGGATTACTCAACTCAACTGCATTGCAAACATCAGCTAAGCAGAAAAGCGGTTCTTCACTTGTTCCAGCTACTCGTACTTCGCCAAATACATCATTCTTAAATATCTTAATCGAATTATCCATATAATAATATTAAAGTTCGCTCTTATTATTCGTTATAGCTTCAACAAACATAGGGTCAGCCGAAGTTTCGGCACACCCCTGTATAAGCTCTCTTATAGCATCTAAGACATGCTTATGTTCTTTTCCAAACTTTTCAGCCACCAATAGGCTGTTAGTTAAAACTTGGTCATTCTGACCTTTGAATACGAGTTCTGTCATATTGGTTAATTTTATACCTCACCCTTTCTCCCAAGATAATTATTAGGAGGCGGATGAACATTGTTAAACTTCAATTATTCATTTTGTTGCTTTAATACTGGATGCTTCTCCAACATCTTTGCTTCATCTCTTATTGGTTATCGTAATACAACGCTTGGGCGCCTGTTGTTAGGTGATGGGAACAGAGCAGGTCTTGCCAATAAAAGACATACAGTATAAAACAGAAGAGCCTTTTTATCTCACGGCTGTCATTGGTTTAATCCAAAGTTCCGCACGGTGGGCACTGATAGAACCGATTGTATGGATTTAATCTAACTTATAGGAAAGAAAAAATCCGTTGCTAAAGTAGAGAGGCAACGGATTTCCAAATATAAAGAAGGCTCACGTTTGAGCGATTGTTTAATCATGTGTCTGTTGCCTCTCTACTTGCAACAGATACAAAGGTAAATGATGTTTTTATCTTATACAATGGTATGAATATTAAACAAAAGACAATATCAATTAATAGTAATACTAAGTAACGCATAGTAATATATAGTAACGCAATTATTAAATATTACATTCACAATTTAGACAAAATCTAAATTACAACATAAATGATAGTTTTGTTTTTCAATTAAAAAATAAATATCTTTTCGCACAAGACATTTGAGGAAAAATCAATATTTACATTGGGAGAACATTGGGATATTTCCGGTAATACAATTTAGTCAATGTAGATTTAAGGCTGTTATAGTCTTTGATAAAGCCTAAATCTATCCATTGAGCTATCTGTAATTCTAACTCATATAATTCGCGGATTTTATCTTCATCGCCAATCTTATTACGCATTTCTGATTCATGTTTGCCATAAACTATGATGTTTAGAGACTTGGCTAAGTCCTTAATCTTTTTCTGGAATATATCCCCAGGGAGTATTGAACAAACGGCACGACACATAGCAGGATAAGCATCTCCAGCTAAATTACGGTATTGAATCATCTCATCATATACGAAGCGTATTACCTTTACTTCAAAGCGAGGATTAATCCACATGGCAAATTTGGTAAATAAGAAAGGATGCATCCATACTTCTTCTTTAGGTCTGCCAGCTTTACCCTTCTCTTTAACCTTACTCTTCTTAACTACCTGATTATCAATTTTAGGGGAATTTTCCCCTAAACCATTTTCACGTTCTTCAGCTATGAGCGCTTCTATAAAATCTCCAGTTCTTTTAGCCAAAAGAAACTCATCCATTTTTCTTTGTTCATTTCCTTTTACTGAATTCCATTGCCGCAACAATTCTCCAGCATCGAAATATCCATCTTTTGTTCTCTGACTAACTGTAAATTCACCCATTGGGCGAATCATGATTTGATTCGTTTTCATGTCTTTTCGTTCACAAGATGTTCCGTACATCTTAATACGGGATATAAAAAAATGCGGCAACCGATATAGAGGAGTCGGCCACCGCATCATATCCATTACTCTTAATGAATATATAATATCTTTCTATGCGAAACCTCTATCTATCGCTGTTGCTAAATTAATAAATAATACGGGAAACGCCAAAATAATAGAATGATAAAAATCACCATTTTACGGAAATATGAATTCAACAAACTCACCCGACCAGTTTTCACCTTCACGACAGAATTTATACACATCTCCAACCTTGTATAATATATAAACACATTCATCCATAACAGCAGCCTTCTCTGCGATTGATCGCATATGCTCCATTTCCCTCATTGACTTATTCCCTTGGCACAAGCAGTTTTTCATAATTCGGTTCAATTCCATTTTTTGTTAATAATACTTTATAGTTCGCACCTCCTTATAAATTTCTCAATAGAGGGCATAAGCCTGTACGTAACATAATGCCTCCTTGCTTTGGAGCTTACCTTGAAAATTTTATAACCATATTTCTTCTCAATATCAGAACCAAAAGAAACGCCATAGCTGGCAATCCTTATACCATTTGATATTGGTATTGCCGTGATGGAACTATAAAAATCTCCACGTATGATAAGGTTTGGAGTATTGTTCCCTCTTGCAGAAAAACCCAGATATGAAGGTTTCGGTTTCTGTATCTTTGTCTTCCAATTTTTATAGCGTTCGGCGTTTTTCTTCCAATGCTCTCCATAAGTTTTTTTAAAGTATGGGTCCTCTGTATATCCGGGAATTAAAGGACTTTCATCGCCATCAACACCACTATATAGCTGTTCTCGTATATATTCCTCAAACTGAGGAACATCCCTTTCCATCTTATCCCTTATCATTGGCTGAATGCCATCAGCCAATTTCTTCCAACATCTCGCGTATTCCTCCAATGTCATAGCAAAACGGGGGATCAATCTCCCCCGCCTCCTAAATTACTGTTATTGATAATTCTATTATATACGGAAACCAGCCTTGATTTCCGCCTTTCTCTAGAAATGTCCTTCCAGAATACATCTATATTCTGAGCGACAAACTCATCCAATGAAAGTTTGACCACCTCGGACTCTATAAATGTGACTCCATTAATTCTCATTGTACCCATTGTTCAATTCCAATGACCCCATTAGCCTGTAAAATAGAAGGAGATTTAAGTACCGGTACATCTCCTGTCGCTGTAAGCACACCGTTACTGTATTCCAGTGCTGACGCACCAGAAACGACTGTTGAAGCCTTATTAGACAATACAGTGCCATAATATGCAGTAAGGTCTGTGCGGTCATAGTGATCCACGAGTTTATATGTATTCTCAGGAGATGCCATTTTGACAAATTCAACGTAATTCAATCCCTTGAGAACATTTTCCAAATTGACACCCGCTTGCTTTACAGACATGTTTTTCATCATCTTCTCGGTATCGGAATACATCGCATTAAACGCAAGATAAGCCTTCTGACCGCTTGAATCATAAGCCTGTCCTGTAGGGTAAACACCAGATAATGCAAAACCTGCAAGTTCATCTGTCCCGTCATCTTCTCCGTAGATTACATTATTCTTGTCAAAAACATACATATCAAACAATGTATCCTTGTTGGCTACAAGATTAGCTTGTAAAGCTAGATTAAACTTACGCAACGTGAATGTATCCGTCCTTGCCGAATAGCCCGTTATTTCCGACCCGGCATAACCATTTTCTGTTGTATTGGGTTCACCGCCGCTTACCGCGTATTCCGAAAATCCTGTAATAGGATAAATTCTGTCCGGATAATCAGCATGACAGGCTTCCTCCAAAGCATCAGCAGTCAATCCCTTGGGCAGTTTTTTGCCATGAATGACCAATATAACACCTGCGACCTTGTCCGGTTGCAGGGGGCAGTAACTCATTCCAGTATTAAATCCGGACGTGCTGCCGCACTCTCTAATATCTGTTCGCATAACAATTCTGATTTTTAACTGTTAAATCCAAATTCTTTATTTCAATAGCATCTATCTTTTCGCCAACTTCCTTACCGTCAACATCAACAGCGCCACGTCTTCCAAAACTATAATTTTCTGAATATGTATGGCTTACAATACCGGAGTAACCGAAATCAAATTTATCACATTTTTTTAACTCTTCTATGAATCCGTAATACAAAGGTCGAAGAATACCTTCAAAAGATATCTCACGACGTTGTTCATTTGTATACTTTTCCAGTGTATTGGTAGCGATTATTATGTTTACAGATGCCTTACAAAAATAATTCTCACTATCCCTTTCCTCGTCTAAGGGAACATACAGCCCTATCATTGGGAATTTTCCCGATGCTGTCACCCTGCTTTTCCCAAGAAGAAGAAGTGTTTCCCTTATATAAGAACTGTCACCATATATGTAATTTATCTGTTGATCCATTCTTTTTGACAAGGAAGCACATACATCTGATATTATATCAATTATCATAACCCAAAGGAATTAATTGTTTCCATCAATTCGAAATCGGTGGCGATATCCGGATAGTCCGCATTATTGGATTGAAGCCATCTCACAAGTCTGATATTCATTCTTACCATGTCGTTCCATGCAAACATCATTTTCCTTTCGGGACTTACAAGACGACCATCATCTCCATCAGCCTTCACTCCTGTAATAGTCGCCTGAGTGTGATTATGTCTCAAGTAATGGAAGTATATATAGTTGGCGATGGGGGATTTGGAAATCTCCCTATCGCCATCACTATATTTCATGACAAGATGCGCTATAAGATCATCCCATCTTTTTTCCTTAGTTTTTCCATCGTTGGAAATATAGGATGAGAATTCCTTATACAACTTTTCCCCTAGGAGCTTCTCTAAATATTCCGGCTCATATTGCATTACAAAGCCTTGAAGGCTGTCAACAATTGCCTTATTAGTCTCAGAAGGAGTATGTATATTCAATACTGCACCTTCGATATCAAGAATACCACCTTGGAAAAAAGTATAATCCACCAACATTACACAATATCTTTGAGGTCCTTCTTTTTATTGAACAAATCTTCAGCACCGATTTTCTTAGCGTCCTCCATCAATTCCGAAGGAACAGTGGCAACACGTCCATCTTGGAAGAACTTACCTGCAAGTAACATATTAACACTTACTTTATCACCTTTTTTATAAACGGCCCCGTCCTTTGCGAACTCAACCTCATAAGTTTTAGTCAAATTTACTTTCATAATGTTTAATAAATTTATCCGCCAATACCGGCAGTGGTTATAGCTTCAATAACGGTCGCAATCTTATCCTTGACAAATGCAGTTTTATATTGCTTTTTAATATACACCATAAGACGTTTTTCACCAAGGATAGTCACCATATTTTTAGTGAAATCATCATTTTCCCATCCAAGTGTAATGGTAAGAACCCATACATCACGGATGTTAAGATAGTTAAAATCGCCAACCCAAATATCACCTTGCTTGATTGCTGTGCTGGTTTCCACTCTCAGGCCTTGAATCAGTTCATCGCCAATACGGAAAGGACGAAGATATTGCCCATTAACATCCTTAGTCAACTGCATCTGCGCATAGTCAAGAGGATGCATAAGCACAAGATTTGGACGATAAGCCATATTGGACATTGATACAATTTGTGTATACATACCAACAATAACATCATAAGTGTTGGGTTTCTCTACTTTCAGAGCTGTCAAAGAGAATGTAGGTATATCACTCCCAATCCCTTTAATCTGAGCGCCGGAACCAGTACCAGACAGAATACCTTCTTCTTCTTTCAAACCAATACGATTGATAATCTCAGCCCTAACCTCCGCAACCAACTGAGGCAAATCAGATAATGTTTCTTCGGTTACTTTTGTGCCAAGAGCCACTTTGCCAGCATTGATAGTAACTTCTGCCAATGTACCGCTCATCATAGGCTTAAGACCGCCTTCTGGAACCCATTCAGCTTCTTCTTCACCTGGATTGAACTCCGCATAAGTCAATGATCGTGTAGATATTGCTGCCACATTGGCAAATTTACGGATTACAGTCTGGGAACGTGGATCAACAGATAACTGACTATCAATTGTCATGTTATAATGTGGTGCCACACCCGTACTCTTCAAGGGCTCAACATCCTTCTTGTTTATAACAAGCGTAAGGCTTTTCTTAAAACCGGGGGACTGCTTACAAGCCGTTTTCAAGTCCACAGTTTTCTCTCCATGCTTGCCTACTGTGATGAAATCCTTCAGTTGCTCTTCAATCTGCTGGTCTACAGACTTGAACACCATTTGCCCGTCTTCATTCTTATGCATTGCACCTTTCATGCGAACGATTATCTCTTTCATCTCACCAAGTTCCTTACGCACTGTTTCCAATTCCTTTTCGGAATCTATCTTTTGAGAAACCTCATTTAATTTATCCTCAAAAGTTTTTTTGTCGATAGTATCGTCCATGAAATCGCCTACAGTAGCGTTTATTGCGTCCTGCAACGCCTGTAATGACTTCACGGAAACCTCATCCATTACCGACAAATCAATTTTGCTTAAAAAGTCAAATTTCATGCTTCTTTAAGTTTTAAAGGTTTTGTAAATAGTTTTATTTTTTCATCGGCTCCCTCTTCATCAAGTGGCTTGTCTGCCGGCTTGTATCGAGCGAGTGACATCGCTTTTCTTACTAACATTTGGATTTCCTCCCTCTTTCTTATCGGAAGTCCTTTACATACATCACTTATTTCAACCGGAAGTGACTCCAACGCACTTTCATATTCTTCTGCCGATTTCAGACCAAGATATTCAGTTTCTCCGTTACATCCTATGGACACTACGGATATCTCATACAGAATGACTTCCTTTACAACCAAGCAATCACGTTCCCTGTCATATTCACATTTTTCCCATACATAACTATAACCTATAGAGAACTGGTTCAAAGTGCCACTTTCAAGCTGCTTCAACGCTTGATTTCCTCTTTCCACATCATCAATAGACGCTTCAAAGTAAAGCCCTTTCTCATCTTCTTGCAGAAGCGTAATGCGTCCTATAGGCTCATGCATGTCATGCATCCACAACATGATAATCTTATCATTAGCAGAACTTCCCGGGCCTCTCTCCTGTATGCTTTTTGAAAAACAACCTTTCAGGAGCATGTCACCGGACTTATCAATGTTATTGAAAACCGCAGCATAGCCACTGATAGTTCTGCTGCCAGAATCATATTGTATCTCCTTTGCATAAAAAGCTAAGGATTTATACTGCTTCCCCAGCCTGTTTTTGTATTTGCTTGTCTCCATCATTATTTATTTCACTTTTAAATTCTCCCTTAGGATTATCAGGATCAATATCTGTAAAATTGGACATTTCGGTTCTTGCCTCTTCAAAAGTAATCAGCCGATTGTTATACAATGAAGCTACAGCATTAGAGGCTGTAGACAAGGCATCCGCCAATTCTTTCATATCCTTTTGAAGGCAAGGGACATGAGTGAAGTCCATTTTGATTATTGCCCTGTCCTTACATATAGCATTAGTCAGAGCCTCTGTTATAGATTCACTGTCAGGTATAATAAGGTCCTGATATGCCGCTTTCTTTGCTTGAGAAGAGTTATCATAAGTACTTCCTTGTATAATCAGATTGGGGTCAAAGCCTATCGTCTGAGCTATCGCTTCCAAACACGCCTTATCCTCCTCATGAAGCTTCAATTGGTCTGTATTTGACCCTAATGTAATCCACCCTAGTTTCTTAGGAGTCACCATGATTTCATACAACTTATGCACTATACCATATTTCCTTTTGAAATCATCCTGCAATTTCTTGGATTCAGACGGAGTAATAGCTGCATTCCCTACGTCAGTCGTATCATTTCCGTATAGTATCCCTTTAGGTCCTCCATTAACAATAAGGTTTCCTCTCCCTATCAGTTGAGCCATATAGTTTCGAGTATGAGTAGATAATGCGCCCACAGGGGAGTGGAAGGTAATTCTCCCTCCATTATTACTTGGAATATCCATTATCGAATCGTATATGACAAAATACTCCTCATCACCAAGTTCTATATTCTCATTTCCCCAACGTATATATACCCTTTTAGAAATTGAAGAAAGTTCTGTTTGAGTAAATGGGCTCTTACCAAGAGACTCCATGTAGAATAATTCGGGAGGTATTACCATCATGGATTTAGGAAGGTCGGATTTTAAAGCTCTTAATGTATAAATAGGGCAAAAACCGAAACACTTCAAAGATATCTCAACCTGCTTTATGAAAGAACGCCCACTCTGTATCACATTCGGACGATTCAGAAGAGTCACAATGTCTTTGAAACTCCTCTTCTCGTTTCCGTTAATATCCGTCACATAATACCGCCCATTCTGCATCATTCTTCCGCAATGATCTAGAACCATTGCAAACGGCCAACATTCATGTAAGGCTCTTGATTTCCCTTCAACGGTCGACATGTCAAAATCTATATTCCCTCTATTGCCATAAAACAGATTTTCCACCCATTTAGGAACATAAATAAAATTACCACCATCATCTTTACCATGATAAGTAGCATCACTATACATATCCTTATTCGACTTCTTTAAAGAAGGTATCTTAAACCATTGTTTCATTGTTCAACAATAAAGGCAACCGCCGTTATAATACAGCAATTGCCTCCACAGTGATCACGTTCTAAAAGTGGGTATGGTGTAACTTCACACCATGAAGGCTATTGCCTGCTACAAAGGAACAAATTAATTTATTCATTAACAAACAATTTAAATATTATTTTTGTTTAATCTAAATTAAAATAACAGATTATACAACATATATTTTATTAACCTTTTTCCCATGTGGATACAACCTGTTTGATATCTTCGCTATTGTCTTCTTGGGAAAATGGGATAGAGAGTAGGGCGTGGATTGAACGGCTGCTGTGCTTTTTGCTGGCGGTCGTTCTTTTTTTTGTATTCTTATTTGCGAAAGAAAGAAGCAATATTTATCTTTGTGGAAGCGTGTGAAGATGCACGCCACATTAATTATGACGAAAGGACATACTACATATTTGATAAAGCCAAGAGCTTGTTGCGGATTAGTTTCCGTAGCAGGCTCTTTTTTGTTTTGTATAACAAAATAAAGGTTAGCTTGAAAATCGGGTAATCCAAAACGTGTAATTAAAGGATTAAAAAAGGATTGAACTATAATTTTTGTATAATGAGAAAGGAGACAAAAGAAAACATTCAGTATTCAACTGCCGTGGGGATGCTTGTACTGGGAGCGTCCTTGGCTGTGGCCGGCTTTGTGTGCTCGGAACCTATGGGTCAGATACACGACAGTGTATTGTGGTTGTTTGCTCAATGTCTGTTGTATGCCGGTAGTGTTTTTGGCATCAGCATCTATATTAACAGTCGCTTTAATAATTTAATAGAGGAATTAAAAGAAAAGGAGGGAAAGAAATGAAGAGTTTACCAAGAGGTCTTAGAAATGCAAATCCGGGTAATATCCGAATAACAAAGGATAAATGGCAGGGATTGAGAGAAAAACAGACAGACAAGGAGTTTTTTCAGTTTGTAGAAATGAAATGGGGTTATCGTGCTTTAATCCGTACATTGCAGAATTACAGAAGGAGACACAACTGTGTTTGTATTGCAGACTTTATTACAAGATGGGCCCCACAGACAGAGAACAATACAGGGGCTTACATCAGACGGGTATGTCAGGATATGCAGGTACCTTCAGTATATGTTCCGGACATTGAGGATAAAGATACGATGTGCTCTTTGGCTGCTGCTATATCTTATGTTGAGAATGGTGTTCCTGCCGTAATGGAGGATATCTATAAGGGATGGGACCTGCTATGAAACTAAGGATCTATATATGGATTGCAGTAGGGATAGCATTGCTATTGCTGTTTGGGTCATGCCGGAGTATAAGGTATGTTCCCGTAGAAACAATAAGGACTGACAGTCTTTATCTTACTGTGTACGAACGTGACTCTATCCACATTAAGGATTCTGTCTATATAAGAGAGAAGAACGATTCAGTATTAGTTGACAAGTGGCATATAGTCTACCGTGACAGGACAATTAACGACACAGTTTATGTAGAGAAGGAGAAAGATGTAGGGGTTCCCTATCCTGTGGAGAAGGAATTAACATGGTGGCAGAAGACAAAATTAGAACTAGGAGAGTTATCTATAGGTATTATATTAGTATTGTTAATCGTAGTCATTTGGTTGATAAAGAAGAAGGGAGGTGCAAGATGAGATAGCATATCAAGTATTATCCGCCATAAGTAGAAGTGTGACAGATAATAAAAAACTCATTTAATAAAAGTAATTCTTTCAGGGGGCAGAATTAAAATAACCCCCGACACTTGAAGTTTAACGCCAATCAAACTTTAAAGCATACAAAAGCATACATAGGTAAGTGTCAGGGGTAGTAATATCCTTACTTATTTCCTACGTATGCTTTTGCCATGATTGTATTTGATTGGCAAGGCAAAAATACAACAAAAATTTAAACCACAATGTGTAAGTCTGAAATTTTTGCCAAAATAATAGCTCTTGTTTCTAAAGGAACAGAAATACCTACCGAATTAATAGTAAGTGACAACCGTGTCACAGAGATTGTTAACGCTAGATATATCCTTGTATATATTCTATACGAAAAAGGATTTTATCCATCTCAGATTTCTTCTCTCATTCATAAAACTAAGCGTTCAGTGAACTATATGATATCAAATTTTCATATACGTCTAAAAAGTGAAAAAATGATGAGAATATATTGGGATAATATAAAGAATTTGTTGGGAAACAACTGATTTTCCATGAGTTATGATATATATACTTTTGCATACGGTCAATTTTGACCGGGATACAAAATACAAATACTTATGGAAAGAACTTATGTTTTTAATTCAGACGGAGGCAATGGAGGCTCAGGCGGTAGCAAGCTTGACATTACCGCCATGCTTCCCGGAATGTTTGGGAACAAGGGGATAGACCCTAACCTGCTTGCCTTGATGAATAACGGCAACGGCTTTGGAGGACAGGACGGATGGTGGAGCATTATCTGGCTTGTTGTGATAGCAAGTATCTTTGGATGGAACGGCAATGGTGGCGGTTTGTTCGGTGGACGTGGAGGAAACGGAGCTAACGGACTTCCGGCAGAATTGGCAGGAAACGCAGGACGCGAATTGTTGATGCAAGCTATTCAGGGTAACGGTAATGCTATCTCTCAATTGGCTTCTTCATTCAACTGCTCTACCCAACAGGTTCAGACAGCATTATGCAATGTGCAGAATAGCATTACACAAGTAGGTAATCAGGTGGGATTGTCAACCAACCAGATTATTAATGCTATGCAGTCAGGCAACCAGTCTATTCTTACTCAACTTGCCGATTGTTGCTGCAAAACGCAAACAGCTATTGAAAGACAAGGCTATGAAGGACGTTTGCAGAATTGCGAATCAATGAATGCCCTTACCAATACAATGAACAACAATGCATTGTCATTGCGTGACGGTGCTACTGCCAACACGAATGCTATCCTTGCTAAACTTGATGCAATTCAAAATCAGGCATTGCAGGACAAGATCGCATCTCTTACTGCGGAAAAGGCTACTTTAACAGCCGAAATATCCCAGCGTAATCAGAACGCCACTATCCTGAGTGCAGTAGGACAACAGATTGCTCCTTTGGCAGCCGGATTGCAGGCATTACAAAGCGATGTTGATGGAATCAAATGCAAGCTCCCCAATACTGTGAGTGTTCAATACCCCAATTTAACCGCTATTAATACAGATTGTTTCCGTGCAGCCGCCTACGGTGCATATATGGGTGACGCTGTATACGGACGTAGTGGATGTGGTTGCAACAACTACTGGGGTTAATCCGGTAAGAAAGGAGGTAGATATGTGGCCTAACTTTTTTACAGGATTCCCATCCCTATTCCCATCAATCGGAAGAACAAATTTCAACACTCTTCCTACGGTGGCTGTAACAGTCGGCACGGAGAATGTTATTTTGGAACTTCCTAACCACGCATTCCGTAACAGGGATTATGTTGGAGGATTCTATATCAGCCTCCGTCAGGCTATACCTGCCGGCACGACTGCTACACTTCCGATATTGATAGGAACTAATGGGGACACAAGACCGTTGATGGCTTATAACAATGAGCCTGTGACTGTTGCAAACTTGGCTGGAACCGGCATCTATGAGATTCATTATAACAAGTACACCAACGAATTGTATCTTGTTAATGGAGGGTACAGACCGACAACGGCTCCGGCTCCTACAGTAGAAACCGCTTCTTTACGGAGCAAGTAATAATTAACATGGAGTTTTGTGGTGGTTCCCAAAATGGGAATAACCACACTCCTTAAAATTAAACAATCATGTTTCAGAACTTACGAGTAAACAGTACATTATATCTTCTTCATAGAGGTGCAAATCCAAGTTTGGAATGTGGGCAGGTCGTTAATGTAAGCCCCATAAAAACCATATATAAGACTGTTCCCAACATGCCTTATCCACAGCCGGTACAGGTTATTGATTTTGTCGTGAATATAAACGGACAGAATGTCAATTTGCAAGAGATACCGGCTAATGCCAATATTGCCGATGATATTAAGACAGGGATGCTGATTACAGGGTCAAGAGACGAAATGAATACTGAGGTCCTTACCATGAAGCAGAAAAGTGAGGATGTCCTAAAAAGTGTGGAATATCATCAGAACTTTCTTAGGGTATGTGACCAGATGCTTGCCATGCTGAACCCTGAATTTGCAGCCAAGCAACAGCAGGAGCAGGAAATATCCGCATTGAAAGGGCAAATGTCCAATATGGATAAGAACATGCAAGAAATGAGCAAAAATATGGCTGACCTCATTGCACAGAATCAGAAGTTAATGGAACAGCTCGGAGTGGTTGAAGCATCTAAAAACAAGAAATGATTATGGGAATGTGGGAAATATTAGAAGAAGGGCGTGACGATTACGGACGCGGCTTCGGTATGAGAGGTGACGAAGTGGAGGAAGCCTACAAGGAAGGCTGCCGCAAAGGTTACGAAAAAGCCATGAGAGAGATGCGCGGAGAGATGGGTTCCCGTGATGGTGGGAGAAGTTATTCAGGTGGTGGAAGCTCATCCGGCATGGATGAACGCAGATACCCCGGATACTTTCCTGAATATCCGCGTATGGATGACATGGGCGAACGCAGACGCAGACGCGCTAACGGTGAGTTTTATTAATGGTGGAGGGGTGGAATGCCCCTCTTTTTAAATAAAGGTTATGGAACAGAGATTGGATACATACAGCAGATTTCCATCGGGCATGAGGGAATATCTGGAAGCATACGGCTTTCATTTCAGCAAGAAACTTTATGAATGGGCCGTTTCAAAAATGAAGGTGAAAGACGAAGCCACGGGCAAAGAGAAAAAGCTGGAGCCGTGGAGCAAAGATGAAGTGGACGATATGCTGAAAGCGAACGGAATTACTATCGAGCACGACAAGGGTTATGACGTTGCTTATGTCGCAAACATGCTGAAAGCGGATTTCTATAAAAAATCATTGGTTGACGAGGCACACTTGTGCAAGCATATAAAATGCTACCTTGATGATATTGATGGCGATCCTTGCAGGGCGTTTGACGAGTTCTTTGCCACCTGTATAGGTAAAGGGATTCCTGTAATCTGGTCGGATGTGATATGATTGTTCAGGAGTTCTACATACCGAAATATGGAGACTGGCACGTCAAAGTGTATTATGCGGTACACACCTATTGGGCGGATCGGATTATTATGGACCTGTACCGTATAGGATGCAGGGGGGATTCCCTCAAGCGTGCGTATCGCAATCTGACCGAAGGCAGAATGAATACCGGTCTAACCTATTCGGACTACAGGAAAAGAGAGACAGTAATGGTTATCTCACTAACCTCTACCCCCGAAGAGTTTCAAAATTCGTGGGACCACGAAAAAGGTCATTTGTGCCGGCATATCTCCAAGGCTTTCGGGATTGATCCTTATGGAGAGGAAGCGCAATATCTCAGTGGATATGTCGGTCAAAAGATGTTCCCTGTAGCCAAAAAGTTCTTATGTGAACATTGCAGAAAGGGAATGGAAAAATAATAATCGAACAGAAGCGTTCTTTGACTTGTTGGAATTACCGTTTTTACAAAATAGTCGTGAAATTATATACATAAATCCAATAAAATTATATATCTTAATTATATGATATTATTGGAATAACAAATACTTTATTCTATCTTTGAGCCGAATTTTAAATTATAGATGGAAATGGAACAAGAAAACAACAATGCGATTCTTTCTTTTGAAGACTTTAAAAACCAAAACGGCATCGTTTATTGGTGGGCCTCAGAAGTAATGGTTATGCTTGGATATAATGATATGAAAGCATTTTGTAAAGTTCTTGACCGCGCGACAAAGGCTTTTGTTTCGCTCAACATTCCTCATTATGAAAATATAATAGCTGTGAAACGCAATAATAATGGTGTTGAGTTCCAAGACTTCAAACTTACACGTTTTGCGTGTTATCTTGCTGCTATGAATGGCGATCCAAAGAAGCCAGAAGTAGCATTGGCGCAAGCTTATTTCGCACAGCAAACACGAAAATTTGAATTATACATTGAAAACAATCAGGAAATAGACCGCGTGCTAATACGTGAAGAACTTGCAGATGGAAACAAATCTCTCGCTTCAACAGCAAAAGCCGCAAATGTTACTGATTATGCAAAGTTTCAAAATGCAGGTTATCTGGGTATGTATAATATGGAATCGTGGAAGCTTGAAAAGAAACGTGGCGTTAAAAAAGGAAAGCTATTTGACAGAATGAGCCGTACCGAACTTGCTGCCAATCTATTCCGTGTTACCCAAACCGAAGAGCTTATAAAGAGTAAACAAATATCTGGACAAGCTAATTTAGAACAAACACACTATACTGTTGGAAGACAAGTCCGAAATATAGTAGAACAAAATACTGGGCGCAAACCTGAACAGTTGCCACAAGAAAAAGAATTGCCTATAATTAAAAAAGCTCTTAAAATGACAGCAAAGGAAATGAAAAAGATTGATAAATAATTTTTTCGAATTGTAGTTTTGTTCTGCAATCTAAAGGTGCAAAAAAAGATACCCCCCCCCATACATCTACACTAGTGAGCTACGGTCAACGTAGCCTTTCAATGTATCAAGGGCTATCTTCATGGCGCAAAGATAAAATTAAATATTCAAAAACGCAAAATAAAGTAACTATTTAGCATTAAGCGGTAATCCCCAACGGGTTTTACCGCTTTTTTTATGTTAACAGAATATGGAAGAAGATAAGTTGAACATATTGCTTGAACATGCAGATGATGTGCCTCACTGGTATTTTTGTCGTTTACTTGCTGTGATGCGATGGAACGTATAGAGAGGTGGATATACAGGCTGATACCTCTTGTCGTGTTGGCAAGGGTGATATCGTTGTGCCTATGAACTAAAAGCGATAACTCATAAGCACAACGGATGGATTTATATAATACTGTTTAATTTTTCCGCATGTTTTTCTACTGAACTATTTAGAATTTTTGCATAAACTTGTGTGACTGAAACCTTTGTGTGCCCTAGCATCTTAGACAACGTTTCGATAGGTACGTCATTTGCTAAAACAACAGTGGTAGCGAATGTATGCCGGGCTATGTGACTGGTTAAGGGCTTTTTTAAGCCGATAAGTTCAGCTATGATTTTAAGGCTTCTGTTAAATGACTGTACAGTAGGGACTGTAAATTTATAATCGTATTTTTTTAATATTTCCATTGCTGGAGTAAGTATAGGTGTGTAAAATTTGGTTCCGGTCTTGATACGTTCTCCGTCTATATATGCAACTCCGTTATGTTCTACAGTACATCTGTCATAATCAAACATGTATAAGTCAACCCATGATAAGCCGGTATAGCATTGAAATATAAACTGGTCACGTACTTTTTGTAATTGTCGATCATTCAACTCTATATTGCGGATAGATTGCAGTTCGTCCATTGTGAGAGGCTGTCTTGTTTTATATCTACCATGTTTATCTTTGAATACCCTGTAAGGTGTGTCCTCGATAAGTCCAAGCCGAAGCGCTTCATTAATATAAGGTTTTATTCTCTTATGGTATCCATGTATTGTTGTCTGTCCTCTTGTTGGATCTTCTCTTCTTATAAACCTGTCAAATAAAGCTATATTTTCAGGAGTGATATCGTCAAATGTTTTAATTACTCCGGAGCGTTTTAGAGCTTCCAGTGCTATAAGGTGCGCTCGTTTGGTTGACCATTTAAGATCCCTTCTTTGTAACTCGTCATAAGCGAAATCTAAAAATGACGATTTAGACTTTACGTGTTTTTCGTTATAAAAAATATTAAAGTTTTTTAGATTGATGTCTTTTCCTTCTTTTCTGATATTTTTGATAATATCATCAAACTTTTTTACATATTGGGTTATTGCTTTATTTAATTGTTTGAATTTAGCGTGACGTACCACAAATTCTCCATCCCATTGGTTTGAATACAGTTCAATGTCTGTTGAGATCCATTTTCTTTCTGTACGCGAGAATTGAATTTCAATTTCAACCTTAGCTGATTTCTCCGGTGTTGCTTTCTTTTTTCTGTCGAATACCGGCTTGATTTTCCATGTTTCCATACTGTTTCTTTTTTAATTTATAATTTGTTAATTACGGTAAATGTGATACCAAGTGTGATACCAGCTGTGATACCAGAAACAAATTGGTATCACACTTGGTTCAACAATGTAACGATAAGTAACGCAGAGTAACGGTGGTAGCCATTAAAAAGGTTACTTAAACATGTTGGAAATCAGTCGATTAGGTTTGTAAGATGTTGATTTATAGTCTATTGGCGTAAAATAAAAAAAAAGGGGCATTTTGACCCCCTTGAGCCGAAACCGGGACTCGAACCCGGGACCTATTCATTACGAATGAATTGCTCTACCAACTGAGCCATTTCGGCAACTGTTTTTTCTGCAATATCGGGTGCTTTTCTGAAAAAGCGTTGCAAATATATATCTTTCTTTCGAAATAAAGAAACTAAAAGCGGATAATTTTTCAGTTATCCGATTTTGTTATGTCAATTGATGCCGGATTTATTAGTAGGCTTCTTCATGTATCCCTTTCATGGCCCATCCGCTTGGTTCGTTTATGTTCTTGAAAGCGGTATCCCACGTAAGAGCTTCAACGGTAGAATTGTTTTCTTTTATGTAAAGATTATAACATCAAGGCGTAAAAACTATTTTACACTAATTGCTCTCCTCATCAAACACCCGTGATATACTGAAATTTACCCACTCCATACCCAAACAATTCAATATCCGTCAAAGTTTGATGGTCTTTACCTTACCCGGAATGATGGTCAGATGCACCGTTCCATCCTTTT